ATACCGTGTACTGGAGCAAATAGCACTGGAGCATACAACATTTACTTTAATGATGTGGGAGAAATTATCTGTGAGTACATGACGTTCTGCGTTACACGTGAGTTTAAAAAGGTTTCATCCATACAGGATGCTGTTGAATGGATGGATAAGAAAATGAATGAAAATGAGTAAAACGAAACTATATTACCTGTTCCTGGCAGTCATGTGGTGGCTGCTGGGATAGGTGGAAAGGAGAAGTATATGAAGAAAATATTTACCATTGCTTATTCAGAGGAAGAAGCAAACGAAATCGGACACTTCATAATGAGCAAAGGTTATGAAGGTGTACAGAATGATAGTTACCGATATTGTGACTTAGCTATAAAAACAGCAATGAAGCAAAATAATGCACATCACATAGATTGCATATACATAGGAGTTGGAAGTGATTGCATGATAGTAGCAAAGACTAAGAGAGGACTAAGACGCAACGGATTGAAATACATTGAGAAGAAACGAAAATTCTATGAACTATTAAGTAGATATTGAGCGTATGACAAAAGATAGACAAATGACTTTTGGAAAATATAAAGGGGAAGATATAAAATATATCATACTTACCCATATAGGTTATATTATGTGGTGTTTTGAAAATATAGAATGGTTTAAGTTGACAGATGAAGAACAGGATTTATATGACGCGATAGCCATAATGATTAAGAAGGAACGCTTGCCAATGACTTTTCCGGTTGAAATGATGTATAAGCATATAAAAGACAGAGAGTCATATGAAAAGTTAAATACTCCATTTACATTCAATTATGGATATATATCTTTAAGAATGTCTGAAAAGGATAATCCAATATTCAACACCATTGAAAAATACATTACACACAGAATACGTAGAAATAGTACGAAAGAATGTTCGTCATTCGAAAGTCTTTCAGGAGATTTGACTGGTCTTTCACATAGCATGAATAAAGAAATAGAAAGAGCTCGGCTTAATGGTGAGAGTGATGAAGAAATATATGGTTATTGGGGTAGTATGAATGATTATAAGGATTTATACTAAAAAATTATGACAAAAGAAGACATTAAAAAGGCGGCAGAAGAATATGCCAAAGAAGCTTGTCGTCCACTTTGGAGAGCTGGTAACGAACAAGTATGTATGCTAGATTTTATGGAAGGTGCTAAGTGGAGAATAAATACCGTTTGGCATAATTCTACAGAAAAGCCTGTTCCAGGAAAGCTTCTTTTAGTTAACACTATATATGGTGAATATGATTTATGCTACTACGGAGTATACGTATGGAATACGGTAATGACTTGGGTATATATGAAAGATTTAATACCTAATACGGAGGACTGATTATGGTTAGAGAAATAAAATTTAGAGGAAAAGACATCCTATCAGGTGATTGGAGATATGGGTATGCACAATTTAATTATGATAAAACACGTGCCCAAATTATATCACCATTACGTATTGATATTTCAGCATTTCCAGGACAGTTTTTTCATGTAGATAAAGATACAGTAAGCCAGTTTACAGGGTTGCTTGACAAGATTGGTAAAGAAATTTACGAGGGTGATATAGTAAAGACTCCTTTGTTAGACCCTATATTTTGCGACATTATAAAGGATAAATTTTGCAATGCGGAAATAAGATTTAATAAAGGTTCTTTTGTTGTAAGTTATTACAGAGGCGACCATAATATTTACCTTTCAGATTTGAATGATAAGATAAGAGTGCTAGGAAATAAATTTGACAACCCTGAATTATTGGAGGAGTAAATATGAAACAAGTAAAAGTAAAAATCGAAACTTCTGTAGAAACCATATTAGGTGATAAGCCTGTTAATGAACTCCTTGGGGATATTGCAGATATATGTCATACATCATTGGAATACTCTACATCAAAAAATGAAGGGTGTGAGACACTCTATGAGGACCAAGAATATGAAGATTACAGAAATGACATGGAGGACAGGATATCTGTTCTTGAAGGTGCTATTTATCGCATTTTAGAGTTATTGGAGGATTGATTATGAAAGCAATATCCATCAAACAGCCGTGGGCAAGCCTAATCGCTCACGGTATCAAAGACATTGAAAACCGAACATGGAAGTGTCCTCAGAAGTACATCGGCCAAAGGGTGCTTATTCATGCAAGCAAAGGTAAAGGAGATGGTTGGGTATTAAATAAAGAGCAAGGGTTAAAACTACAAATGCATCCCTCCAATCTTAAAAGTACATTCTATGATGATTTACCTTTTGGTGCCATCATCGGCAGCGTGGTTATAGCAGACTGCGTGCAAAACCATCCGTCCGTCTGGGCAGAGAAAGATTGCTGGAACTGGGTGCTGAAAGATGCGGTACTGTTTGATAAGCCGATTATGAATGTGAAAGGGAAACTAAGTTTTTGGGAGTATAATATAGAAGAAACAAAATGAACCTAAACGAATTAAGAGATAAAGCCTACCAGTGTGCCGTCTCACACGGATGGCACGAAAAGGACCTGAGTGACGAACATTTCCTTTGTCTGGTCATATCCGAACTTATGGAAGCGGTAGAAGCGGACCGAAAAGGAAAACATGCTAACCGGGTTAATTTTGAGTATTATATGAAACAGAGGAAACGGGATGATGGGGAATTTATGTACGCTTTCAAGCATGGAATTAAAGACAGCGTGGAGGATGAACTTGCCGATGCTTGTATCCGTGTGTTGGATTTGGCCGGATTGAGAGGATATGATTTGGATAGTCTCGACTACGAAGGAAGCGATACGGAAGACTATTCCGATATGACCTTCACGGAGTCCATGTTTAGAATCTGTGTCTATGTCACCGACAACTTCTACAGGGATGAACCATTTATCCTCCTGAATGAGATATTCGCTTTCTGCCGGGATAGAAATATCGACATCTTCTGGCACATCGAGCAGAAGATGAAATATAATGAACTACGTCCGTATAAGCACGGAGATAAAAGCTACTGACCATGAAACACGTATTCTACACCTTAATCATCATACAAGCCCTGTACGAGTTTGTGAAGCTGTTCAGATGTAAATCCCTATATCAACATGCAAAAGTCTTTCAGGACCTAGATAAGACAGCAAAAAGATGGTATCTGATGGCGCATCCATGGCTTCATGTTGCATTATTCATGGATACTATCGGACTTTTATTGCTGGGGATGGGATTGTTTTCAAGCCAGTGGGTGTGTTTCCTTGTTGTCCTGGTCATGAGCTTCAGCCAGATCCAAAAGCTAGGAGCATGGGCGGTGTTCCTGGACAGTCTGGTAACGGTTATCATCTACGCTTTCGCCATCCTGAATGCATATCACTTGGCATAAAATAAAAAAGGGAGCCAGCCCACACGATTAGAAGCCAACTCCCCCACACGATTATGATGCAAATATAAGAATTTCCAACTAAATAAATCGTGCTATGACAAAAGAATTTTCATCAATCGTGGAGTTGAAATCAATACGTGAACAGAAATCAAGATTATCTGAACGTGAGCAGGAGTTATCCTCCCCTATCCTGACTGATTTTACTCTCATCTCGGAGATTTATGAGTGGTTCAGAGAGATACTTTCCGATGCAGATTGTCCGCCCAATCCGGAAAGTGTTACCCAGCGGAAGAAGTTTCTCTTTATCGTATTGTTCTTGTTCGCCCCCAGCGTGCTTGCCGGTGGACGGTTGCCGAACGGTATCCGGGCAGAGATTTCTGGTGTGTTCCCGGATGTTTCCCCGTGTGTAATATCAAACAATATCGCTGATGTTTCCTTTATCTACCAGCAGTATAAGGATTTCCGGCAGGATATAGAGTACCTTTACTGCCAAATCGTAGAAAGATTGAAATCCAAAGGACTAATCAAGTAAGAACAATGACACTCAAAATGGAGTGTCATTGTCTATAAAACTATGATTAATTTCAAATATATGAATAAGTTTCTCTATTCTTACAGATTTAATTACTTGTTTTTTATTTAAATGTAAAATCACAAAATTTGTTAGTTGTCTATAAACTATTTCATCATTTCCCCAAAAGATAATTTCGTCTAATAGAGTCATTTTCTTTTTTATATATTCTACTATGTCATTTTCTGTAAAACATAATTTGTTAGAGTTTATATAATGCAATGGCAAGTCGTTAAGGTTGCAAACGTTAGTAAGTTTATTTTGAAGGTAAAAAATGCGGTATTTAAGTAAAGATTTATATATAATATTCAGCAAGCTAACAATGAATATGCATAAAATGATTATTGTAATGAAAGTTTGATTGCCAAAAATATCTACAAGACTATTCTTCACACTTTTCATTTGTGTAATGACAAGAGCAAGGAATGATATACCAGGAGTTATTTTACTTTGTATAGAAGATTTGTAGATTTCTTGTAAAGAGAATTTGATATTTGCGCTTTCTTCTTCATATTTCTTATCTTCTAAATCATTGATTTTAGCAGTTAATTTTTTTATCTCATAATCCTTCCATTCTGTGTCTCTTTCAAGAGAACATATTTTATCATTTAAATCTGATATATTTCCAATAGCTTTGATAAGTTGTAGACTATAGTTCTCATTTTCTTCATGACCTGAAACAACAGGAAGCTTATTATTGTTTTGTTCTAAATATTTTTTTAGCTGTATGAGTAAACTATTTAAATATTTAAATTCTTCTTCTTTCGCTTGCTTTTGTTCAATCTGATGAAACTTATCTGGATGACATTCCGCTCGTTTTTTTGATAATGTTTCTAATAAATAAATATAAGAATAATCACCATTTAATCCTAATATTTCTTTTACCTGTTCAATTATATTCTTATTCATAAATTCCTATTTGAGTTTAACTAAATTTTATAGACAAGCAAAATACCTTTATAGGTATAATTAGTAAACTTCCATAATGTTACCCGATATATACTATGACTGAGCATTATCATTTAATTTTTGATATGCTTTTTCTTCGTATAAAATTTTATGTTCTTGTCTAGCCAATAATTCTACTCTTATGTTGTTGAAAATAGCATAAGTTTCTATAAGTGGCTTAAATTTCTCATTTCCATTGCTTGACAAGCAGTTATAGAATAGCATGATAAGTTCATATTGTGAAAGACTTGCCCTAACCATACAGGCATATTTATACTTATCTGTATCATCTATTACATCCGAATCATTGATATATTTAAACACTCTATATAGATGGCGAAAATAATGATCAAGACACCCTAACTCTTTCAAATCCGTATATCGGTTTACACTCTGATACCGCATTAATGTTTTGACTCCTACAATAATAGGAGTATTATCATATTTACTATCTAAGCCAAAATTATAGTCCTCATAGACATATTGAAACACATCTCTTCCTTGTGCTTGTACTTTGTTATTATTGCCTTTTTTTTCTACAAATATTAAATTATTAGTTATATCTTGCTGAATATGTATTAGCTCAAATAAATTACTTTCAAACCTCTCTAATGTAATATCTTTTCTTTGTTGCTCATTTGCTTTAAACTGTACCCAGAACGCAAGGAAAGTAAGTATAGCAGCAGCTATCGCTACGAATGGTCCCATTATGCCTCCTATGGTATCTCCTATTGGGCCGGTATTACTAAAATCAGAAATACAGAATGGAAACTTTGTTAATAATACGGGGAGAAAAAGGATAATCAAAAAAAAGATACAAATCCATTTAAGATATTTCTTAAAATCATTTGAAAACATATTAGTGTCCTTCATTTTAAAACATCATTTGATTTTCTTATTAAGGTAATTAATAAAAGCACTACAAGACACAAGCATGAATAATGCTTCTTCTGCTTGAGGAGCATTGGTATCATCCATCAGTGCATGACGAATACCTGTAGTTTTGTCATTAGTGTATCCATAAAGACATTCAAAAGCTTTCCTTAAGACGGTAGGGACAAAGACTCCTTTTTCCTCCATCTTTTTAAAGTTAAGTACATTTTCCCCAGTTATATTTCGGGAGATGGCTTCTACTGCAGATATGGATTCCTTTATGGAATTTCTATAATCAGCCACAGGCCTTTTAGAATACAATTCCAATGCTTTGCTTAAATGTTCTCTGATGTTGCTATCACTTGTGGTTATTGCTGTTTCTATTGATTTGATTTCTTCCTCTGCTGTGATTTCTACAATTTCCTTGTTTACAATGCGATAAGCAAAATTCAATTTCGTAAAACAATGATTTAACTCACCGACAAAAATATCCGCAGAAATAGAAATACGTTGTTTTTTGCTTCTTTCATAGGATGAATATAAATATTTGATACAATATTCTATAATATCAAGTTTCTTAAACCATTCGTTATTGTCATTTATAATATAATTTGTTATAACCATACGATTACTTTCCCAATCAAATAAGCGTAAATTAAGATATTCAATCCAGATATTTTTATCCATATCATAATATAGATCAAGCATATTATAATCGCTCAGTCTTTCAAAAAGCATATCGTAACATGTTAGAATTGCATTTTTCATTTCTGGTGTAATTCTTTCCCTAATAATTACATCTGATGGTTTGATGTATCCATATCTTTCTGAAAATAGTGCCATTGTTTATTCCCCTTTCTCTATTTTAATATATTGCAATATATAATGCCATTATTTTAGCATTTTATTGAGAATTTCCACTTTTTCTTTAAACTCATCTATCAACTTCGCTTCATCAACATGAATACCTTTTATATCTACAGAACAGGATTCACAAAACCTTTTATCTACTGGATTTTTATGGCCATGCTCACAAATAAACTTATCTTCTTCCTTCTTACTAAAAACACCAGATTTAACCTTTTCTATTTTGCCAGTATCCGGCAGATTACTATAAAAATCACATATTTTATTCATCAAATTTACTTCGTTAGCATCGTAATAATCTGATTTTATAGGTAAGAATTTTATACCCTCGTGTATGTTTTGATTACAAATCTTTAATATGGATGTTGCATCAAATAAATTGCATTTTTTTATTAATGATATAAGTAAATCTTTCCTATCCACCTCGATATATAATTCGTACAATAAAGGAACCATCAGTGATTTAGAATACGTTCCCAATACGTTTTCAATCATTTCTGCCTCTTTGATATATAAGCCTAATTTATTTCTAATATACAAATCCACAAGTTCCTTAATTATTTCTTTTTGCGGGTTCTCAATAAGAAACTGTACCCAATCTTCTTTTATTTGCTCTTTATTTTGAAGTTGCTTTTGGATAAAACGCTTTTTGATTTCCTTGTCCAAATCAGACTGACTAACAGTATTGGTTTTAATATTATTATCATAATCGGGGCTATACTCAATTTTACAAGCTGTACCGGATACAGATACCATAAACATTGATTTATCTTTTCCTGATATTTCATCGAAATCAACTTTGAATCCAATAATTGCATTTGCACCAATTCTAATAGCTTTATTTTTAAGATCCTTGGATGCCTCATTATAGATATATTCCAATTTTCTTCTATATGACTCTGATTTACCCCCAAAAAAATCAGAGAAAGAAGCTGCAAAATCAGAAAAAATATTTGTTCCAACTACTATATTACTGCAAATAACATCAATATATTGTCTAATGATTCCATTTTCAATTCTTTCTGTTGTTGAGATTATAAATCTGTCTTTCATATTATTATGATTTATGTTAAACTTTTCAATCCAATAACTGGCTCAAATTTCTCGAAATAATACCTATTATATCTTCTGCTTATAGATAGAACTTATATCGGAGAAATTAACGTATTTACTTTTTTAAAAGAATCGAATTTTTCCTTATCCAGAGTTCCACCTATTTTACTTAATCTTTCTTCAAAATAGCGGACTATATTTTTATATTTGTTTTCATAGAATTCATTCTTCATATCTTCTTGTGTTTCATATTCTTTCTGTGCTTTTTCATAGAGCTCAATAACACTGAGATAAAACGCTCTAAAATATCTGAGTCTCGCTTCTTCTATCTCTCCTTTCAAAGTCAAAATTTGAGCCTCCCTTATCAGCAAATCTTCAACCGTCTGTTTTTGAACAATACAGCTTTTGATCGCATTTACATTATTCGTCATAACCCAAACCTTGAAAAAAAGAATAATCTGTAGGATACTAAAAATCAGTATTATAATGGATAAAACATCTATCATAGAATTACATTTAAAAATTAGACTTCTGGATTTAACTTGATTTCCTTTCCACAATGAGGACAACGTATCACTCCCTCTTTGGGCTTATCAAAGAGGTCCGTTACAGGCACATCTAAAGCAGTGGCAATCTCTTCTAGTCGGCTTATATTAGGGTTTCCATTCAGAGATTTAGATAGTCCAACCTCTGTAATACCTATCATGCTTGCAAGGTCTTTAAGCATTATACCTTTTTCTCTGCAAATTTCTTTTATTCTAAAATTCATAATTAAACGGTTTGTTTATTTCGCAAATATAGTCAAAATTCATTAATAGTATAAGAAAGTCAGTAAAATAATACTGATAGTTTAAATATTAGTATTTATTAACCATATTCTTATAGATTATAATTATACTATCTGTATATTTGCGTCGTAATAATTAAACAGATAGTATAATTTTAATACACACGATTATGAAGACATTAAAAGAACAAGTAGAAGAGATTAAGAGCATGAAAGGTTCTAAGGCTGCAAAGAAAGCAGCTTTCGTCAAGTTGGGTTTGAGAAAGTATGAAGTTGAGTTGCTTATGTCTGAATTGCCTAAGACAATCAGAGAAACACACAAGTTCACTTTTGGGGTTGAGATTGAATGCCTGGTAGCTGCAAGCCTTATGAGAGAAAGTGCAACAAGAAACGAAATGCCTTTTCAATATGAGGGTTATAATCACGTTGACAACAACCACTATTACAAGTTCGTATCTGATTCTTCTATCAGAGGTGAAAACCCTATCGAATGTGTTTCACCGGTTCTTACTGGTAAAAGGGGTATGAAAAGCCTAGAAACATGCTGCAAAGCTTTAAATGAAGCAAATGCACAAGTGAATATCTCTACAGGCTTACATGTGCATATCGGGGCTGCAACTCTTTCTGATGAAGCCTACATTAATGTATTCGAAAACTATCAGAAGTTAGAGAGAGTGATTGATACCTTCATGGCACGATCAAGACGAGCCAACAACAACCAGTGGTGTAGAACCCTTCAAGGCAAGAACTTTGACTTATGTATGACAAAGCATGATGTTTTTAGCGTCATGAATGGTAATAGATACTATAAAGTGAATGCTTGTTCTTACGCTCGACATCGGACAATAGAATTTAGACAACATCAAGGTTCTACTGATTTCGAAAAGATTTCTAACTGGGTGAACTTCTGTGCAAAGCTGGTTGCGTGGTCAAAGAAGAACGTGCTGAGTTCAGAGATTAATTCAATTGACGAGATACCTTTCTTGACAACGAGAGAAAAGTCATTCTTTAAATCACGTGCTGAGGTTCTTGCATGAGCCTCGCACGATTAAAATCAATGAATATGTGCTGTATTATCTATAAGCCAAAAGGTGTTCAGATGCCAACTCTGGACACCTTAAATAAAGTTCAGAGAATCAATCATCATGGTTATGGCTTCGTTTCTTCAAAGCATAGATATAAGACGATGGACTATCAGAAGTTTTTAACTCATCTTTCAAAGGTTGAAATTGAAGAAGAATGCATCATTCACATGAGGTGGGCAACACATGGTTCTAAGTGTAGAAGGAACTGCCACCCGTTTGTCGAGAATGGCGTTTATTTTGCCCATAACGGCGTTTTGCCTATTCAGTCGGTAAATGATATGACAGACAGCGAAATCTTCTTTAGAAGCCAAGTTTACCCCCTTGTAATGAAATACGGGTATGAATCGAAAGTGACAGAATCCATGATGATGGCTGCCGCTGGCAGTTCTAAGTTCGCCATGATGTACAAAGGAAAAGTAAAGCTGTATGGCGATTACACGAAATTAAACGGTGTGTATTATTCTAATTTGAGATGGTTATGAAATCAATAAACGTAAATGGTTGCAGCGTATGCCAGCCTGGTAGTGAAAACTATTGTACCTATACTACCAGATTAAGAGGTAAAAAAGTAAAAATGTATCAGTATGATTACAAAACAGATTCAGGTGAGTTGTTTACTTGTTGTGCCCCAACACTGGAAAAGTGCAGGGAGAAACGTGACGCATGGCTAAAAAGCAAACATTTGGCTTAATGTTTCGTATGCGTTGAATCGTTATTCAAAATTGTCTTCATAATGGGGTATCTTTGTATAGATACCATCGCGGGTTAGAGCAGTGGTCAGCTCGTCACTTTGACTTGGTGAAGGCCGGTGGTTCGAATCCATCACCCGCAACTAACATTTAAACTTTACACGATTATGAAAGTATTGACATTACAGATTAACAAAGAATGTTTTCAAGACATTCTAAATGGCAAACAAGATGTAGAACACAGGTATGTATATCCCTCTAATGTATCACGATATGTTTATTTTAGACATGATGGCAAAGAATACAAACGACAAGAGGATATACCCGACGATGATAAAGAGATTGAAGTAATACCAATCAAATATGATGCCTTATACTTAATCAATGGCAGACGAAAAGATGCACCACGTCTCACTATGGAGGTGAAATCTGCCGAGTATGTTATTTTCGCTGATGAAGAAGGCAATGATCTTACAAAAATAGAAAACGGCGTAGAATACTTGATAAGTCAAGTATGGTATCATCTTGGCAAAGTAATAAGTACAGAGAACATTTAATCTAAATAGTCAAAAGCTGAGTCACAAGAGCAATTAACAGAGTTGCCGGGCCAAGACGAAATATGAATGGTGCCGGTTTAGGTGGAAGACTGGTAGCAAACCGTAGAAATACGGCAAGTGCTTCACAGTTAGGTAGTAGAGAACAAAGGCGATATGACTTAAATGTTGCCTTTAGTGGTGCAGGGGGTAAATGATGAACAAATATTTACTGTCTATGCAGATAATACAGAGTATCCGTGAAAAAACTGATACTGCTGTATTATATTATTCAGCCGGAGGTAAAGATAGTATAGCCTTATTGGACATGCTTGCTGGTATGTTTAATAAGGTTATATGCTATTATATGTACCTTATTCCCAACTTAGACCATGTCCAACCTTATATCAAATGGGCAGAAACAAAATACAATAACGTAGAAATTCGCCAAATAAAGCATTTTCAACGTGATTATTATGATGCCTGTGGATTCTTTCGTGAACCAAACATTTCAATCAAGCCAAGAAAAATTGGAGAAATAGAACAAGCTGTGAGAGAAGAAACAGGCATATCATACGCATTCAGCGGGATGAAAGGTGTAGATGGATACATGAAGCGGATGCGGTTAAAGAAATTCGCGAAGTCCAGTTATATAACAGACAAAGGTATGGTCTATCCTCTTGCATTATGGACGAACAAGGAAGTGCTTCAATATATTAGACTAAGAGGATTAATACAACCTTTTGTGTATGATCCAGGTGCTATAAGTCAAGGTTTTACCATTGATTTAAAAACAATGCTCATGATGCGAAACAAATATCCACATGATTTTAAACGTATTTTGGAAGAGTTCCCATACTCTGAAAAGCTAATTTTCGATTATGAATATAAACACAGAAAGTAGAGGTATTGAGTCAGAAAAAAATCGTTATCGGAATTAGAAAGTCAAAGAATGCGTATTCTGTATCGTGCAGCTCGTCAATATGGGCTAGGCACAAACAGACAGCATTCTGTACGTGATAGAGTCAATTCTGTTACAAGCAGATATAGAACAAATATGTTCAGATACTTTGGCTCAGACACGATTTCTCCTGCACAAGTAAAACAAGGAGTACCAAAAAGATTTTATGTAGGATTAAAAAACGCACAAGGTAGTAAAGGATGATGACAAGAAATAAAATAACGCAACCGGAAAGTAGGGAGATACAACGAAGTATCATAAAATTTGCCAATTATAATCCTCGTAAAATTGCCCCAGAAGCTCGAAAGAACTTGAAAGCAAACTTAAAACGTATAGGATTATTGGGCGGTGTAGTTTGGAATGAAGTTACAGGTAATCTTGTATCAGGGCATCAGCGTATCTCGATTATGGATGAGGTGAATAAGTATAACTCTGACACGAAAGAAAATGACTATCTAATTCGTGTTGAAGTAGTTCACATGGATGAAAAAACCGAGAAAGAACAAAATATCTTTATGAATAACAGAAATGTTCAAGGAGAGTTTGATTCCGATATGTTGAAAGAACTACTTGATGGCATTGATTATAATTATGCTGGGCTAAATGATTTTGACCTAAATATGTTAGGTGTCGGTGATATTGATTTTGCTGTAAATGATGAAATTTGGAGTAAAGACAATATTCTAAACGATTCACTATACAGTATAGATGAAATAACCAAAGAAGGAGAAGAAAATAAAAACATTGATCGTTCCGGGGACTTTTATAGCGATTCAAAAGAAAATCAAATTGCACGCCACAATGAAGTACAAAAAATAAAAGACAGAATAGGACGTCAAAATAGTTTTGAGAAAGACAATGGTATGTTAAGTTATGTCGTTTTGTCTTTCAAAAGTCCTACAGAAAGAGCGAACTTCATGGAAATGTTCGGTTATGGATTTGATGAACGTTATATTGACGGAAAGGAGTTTATGGATAGGGTCGAATTTGGAATTGAGTAATCAAAATAAACAGATACGCGCGCATGGGAAAGAAGCCAGACATATCGAAATTCAGAGAGGTCCTTCATAAAACAGGTGGAAATCTCTCTAAAGTTGCTGCTGTATTCAATGTAACCCGAAAAACCGTGTATGATTGGGCCAGAACAGACTGCCAGTTCAAAGATGCTATCACCGACGAAAGAGGTTCTCTGGTAGATGAATGCCTTGTATCTGCACGTGTACTTGCGCTTGGTATCCCTGAGAAAGATGAAAATGGGAACTTTATCGGATGGCGTGAACGTCCAGATGGGTATATGATTCGCTATTTACTTTCCACATTAGGAAGAAAAGAAGGTTTTGGAGACCGAGAAGACGAAGACGCAGATATTCCAAAGGATATTAACCACGGAATTTCTATTGACTCATGGATTAAAGACAAACTGAAATGATTGTACCCCAAACGATATATCATCCGCTATATACCGATAGCGAGAAGTTTATCATTCTCATTACCGGTGGTCGTGGTTCGGGGAAGTCTTTCAATGCTTCCACCTTCATAGAGAGATTGACATTCGAAATGACTCCCACAGAGAAGATTGTCCACCAGATTCTATACACCCGTTATACGATGGTATCTGCCGGGATGTCTATCATTCCAGAGATGATGGAAAAGATAGATTTGGATGGAACAACGAAGTATTTCAAGACCACCAAAACCGATATTGTAAACCGGATGACCGGCAGTCGTATCATGTTCCGTGGTATCAAGACTTCTTCCGGGAATCAGACCGCTAAACTAAAATCTATTCAGGGTATCACCACCTTTGTCTGTGATGAAGCAGAGGAATGGACCAGTGAGGAAGAGTTTGACAAGATTATGCTCTCCATCCGTAAGAAGGGAATTCAGAACCGGATTATCATTATCATGAATCCATGTGATTCGAACCACTTCATCTACAAGAAATACATAGAGAATACTCACCGGCTGGTGGAGATTGACGGCGTTCAGGTGCAAATTTCCACCCATCCGAATGTACTTCATATCCATACGACTTACTTCGACAATATAGAGAACCTTTCTCCTGAGTTCCTGAGAGAAGTCAAGGAAATGAAAGAGAAGAATCCGGAGAAGTACGCTCATGTGGTTATCGGTCGATGGGCGGACGTGGCCGAAGGTGCCGTGTTCAAGAAATGGGGTATTGTGGACGAGTTCCCCATGTGGTGCAAGAAAGTGGCTATTGGACAGGACTTTGGTTATACCAATGACCCATCGGCTTCTATCCGGTGTGGAATCATTGACAATGCGCTTTATCTGGATGAAGTGGATTATAGAACTGGATTACTTTCTGGGGATATTATAAAGACGCTACGCCCGTGGAATTTGAGAGTGATTGCCGACAGTGCGGACCCGCGACTCATCCAGGAGATTCATAACGGAGGGATTAAAATATACGCGGTAGAGAAAGGGCAAGGTTCTGTCAATGCCGGTATTGACAAGATGCAGGGAATGGAAATATTCATTACCAAGCGTTCTTATAACCTGCAAAGGGAGTTCAGAAATTATGTCTGGGCAAAAGATAAGGATGGAAACTACATCAACGAACCTGAAGACCATGATAATCATGGCATAGATGCTGCACGCTACTATGTGCTGGGAGAACTTCTCGGTAGAATTATGAAACCCAAAGACGTTTCAGGAATATTTGGACATTAAACTTTGAGATATGACTATAGAAGAAATTTTAGCTATGCCGGAAGTAGAGAGAAAAATCTACTATCTGAAAAAAGGACGAAAGACCGAGCAACCAAACGCTCACGCTCTTTACAACGACTGGAATCCGAACAAGCACGAGATAGTGATAGATGAAGAGAAATACCCGAAAATCAAAATTACGACCCAGCCTGAGAAACGGATTACAGACCCTACAACCGGGAAAGAATATGTTGAGCCGGCGGTAAGGAAAGAAGTTGACCCGAACAGGATTGCTCTTCCTATCGAGCAGGACATCGTGAACATTCAGACTGCCTTCACCGTGGGAACAGAACCGGTCCTTGATTGCCAGCCGGACCAGTCGGAAGAAAGCCTTCTTTCCACATTGAAGCAGGTGTTCAAGAAAAACAAGTTGAAATACCAGAACAAGAAAGTAGTCCGGGCATGGCTGGCCGAGCAGGAAGTGGCCGAATACTGGTATGTGGTGAAGGATGACGGCTTCTGGGCAAAGCTCAAACGAAAGATTTCAGGAATCTTCGGCAAATCAAAACCTGAATACCGTCTGAAGAGTGCCATCTGGTCTCCGTTCCGTGGCGACAAGCTCTACCCTTTCTTCAATGACCAGGGGGATTTGGTGGCCCTGTCCCGTGAATACAAGAAGAAAGATCTGAATGACGTGGAGATTACCTGCTTCATGACCATTACCAAGGACATGGTTTATCAGTGGGAACTGACAAGCAACTGGACTGACAAAGGCTCATTTGCACATGGATTCAAGAAGATGCCGGTGATTTATATGTACCGTCCGGAAGCGTACTGTGAAAAGATAAAGAGCCTCCGTGTAAGACTGGAGAAGCTTCTCTCAAACTATGCAGACTGTATCGACTACCACTTCTTCCCTATCCTCATGCTTTTTGGTAACGTGGAGAATTTCTCAGGTGAGTTCAAGAACCGTGTTGTCGAGCTGACCGGCCAGGGAGCAAATGCCCAGTATCTTACCTGGTCACAGGTACCTGATACTGTCAAGTTCGAGGTAGAAACCTTGCTGAGCCAGATATATGGACTGACCAATACGCCCAGAATCTCTTTCGACTCCCTGAAGGGTACAGGAAACGCCGTTTCCGGTGTTACCTTCGATTATGTGTTTATGTCCACCCACCTGAATGTGGAGAACCTGAATGAAACCGTCGGTGAGTTCATGCAACGACGGGTAAACTTTCTTGTCTCTGCGTTGGGTTCCGTGAATTCCACCCTTGAAGAAGCCTCCGAAACCATTGACGTGGATGTGCAGATGCAGCCGTATAAGCTGGAGGACATCAAAGACAAGATAGACACAGCTATCAAGGCCAAGGACGGTGAAATCTGGTCTCAACAGCGGGCCATTACCTTTGTGGGGAACGTGGATGCAGTTCTGGATGAGATTGAAGCCATCAAGGAAGAGCAGGCTGAGAAGCAGAAGAACGACATTGAGAAACAGAAACAGCTTTCCTCTCTTAAAAGTGCTGGTAGCAAATCTGAAGAATAGAACAACCCAGTCAGAATATTTACGAGGATAATACAAAACAGAATGATATAAATCTAAAATATTGACTAATTTAATAGCGGTATCTTTCGAGGTATCGCTATTTTCTTTATCATAGTAAAAACATGAATACTTCTTTGTAATTATTCGTTATTTTACTATATTTGCATCGTAATTAAGTCTTAAACGCTATGAGCTACAAATCAGTTAAAGACGTTGTAACGCTGCTTACTGAAAATGGCTTTTGGTTCGTGAGGCAGAAAGGCAGTCACATGGTTTACACTGATGGTAGCCATGTAGTGATTGTCCCAGACCACGGCAAGAAAGGCGTTGAGAAAGGCACTTATTACAACATTCTGAGGCAAGCGGGGCTAAAATAGCCCCCGCCTCTTTTGTTTAATGATAAAAAGGAGGTAGTATGAGAACCGTAGAAGTGATTGTAGAACATGCTGGAAATAATCTTAGTGCTTACATTGAAGGTGCTCCGGTGATAACGGTTGGCAACGATGTGAAGGAAATCGAGAAGAACATGAAGGAAGCTGTTGAACTATACCTGGAGTCATGCAAGGAGATGAACATCGCTCCAGTGGAAATTTTGCAGGGAGAGTTCACATTGAAGTTCAAGATAGATGCTGCTACCTTCATCAACTATTATAGCAGTATCTTTACCAAGGCCGCTCTAAGCCGGATAACCGGAATCAATGAACGCCAGTTGTGGCATTATGCGGCTGGAGTACACAAACCACGTAAACAGCAGTTGGAGAAGATTCAGAAAGGTATTAATGCTCTGACAGAAGAACTGTCTGCTATAAATTTGTTGTGATTTTATGTCTGAGCTAATTTCTAAAATATGGAATTTCCTTGAAAATAAAAGAATTTCAGTCCCAAGAAAAATATCCATCACTATACTGATAATATTATCAATATTGTTTGTTGATAATATTGTAGGATTTTCTTACTTATACATAAATTCTCAAGAACTTGATTATTTATTAAAAATTGAAAAAACAAAAGTAGCATTAAAGCAAGATACAATAACTTGTAAGTTACTTGATGAAATGAAATATGATTTTATTAATAGGAAAACAGTAGTAGAGCAATTTCTTGAATTATTTGATAATCAGTCTACATTAGAAGATAAGATTTCTAATAATATGCAAGAAATCGATAGGAAAAATATCCAAAGAAATCAAATTTTGCATACAGTATCTTCTTCTTTATTTTGGATTATATGGTTAATAATATTTTTGTTTATGCTTATAATATCTCCATTTGCTCCACCTGAAAATAAATGGGGTTTAATATTAGGAATGGTGATAGGGATTAGTGGAATGTCCATTTTAATTTGGGTAACACAATGGATGTTCGGGCTATTACCTATATTCTTTAATCGTCCGTGGATAAATTACACATTGCAGTTTATTTTAAATCTAATTCCGATATTTATTTTAACGCGTGGAAGTATAAGGAACAAATTGATAACTTAATAAATAATCAGTTTAGCGTGATTACTTAGGTAGTCACGCTTTCTTTTTGTCTAAAAACGAACATTCTCCCAATTGTTTCGTATCGTTAGCCTTAAAATTTCCCCTTCCCTTTCTCTATAAGTAAATTTACCGTATGAAATTATTAATCAAACTCATACGGTATGACAATCTTTGAACAAATCTTGGCAGGACTGCAACAGAAATTCGCTGGGGTGGACACTGCCACACTCACCCGTATCGCCACAAAGAAGGCAGAGGGTGTAACGGACGAAACGAAGGTGACCTCCATCGTTGAGGGTATCTCATTTCAGGACGTGATGCAAAACTATGGTGATTTCCGTGCAGGACAGGCGCAGACTTCCGCTGTTTCAAACTACGAGAAGAAGCATGGACTGAAAGACGGTAAACCAATCGAGAATCCGAAACCAGAACCACCGAAACCAAACGACCCTCCAAATCCGCAGGAGACAGACATCGCAAAGATGATTGCTGACGGCATCGCAGCCGGTATCAAGCCTTTTGCCGACAAGCTTGCCAAAATGGAGGAAAATGAAGCGCAGGCGCAGCGCAATTCTCAGATTTCAGCAGTGGCGAAGAAGTATGGTATTCCCGAATTTATGCTGAAAGACCGCAATATTCCTGAAAACACGGACTTGGACACTTACTTCAAGGACATGAAGCAGGATATGTCTAACAACGGTTTTCAGTTCTCCAAAGCTCCTGAAACTGCCGAACAGAAGCAGGAGAAGGAAGCTAGCGAGTTCGCCAAAATGATTGAGGCGGACACAAAATCTATTGTCGAACAACAAAACAAGTAATTTATGTCAGCAGGATTTAAGTACAACATTGAGCCTGAACCGTCCATCGAGGAACGCTATGATGTTTCTACCGGTGTAAGACGCAGAGGGTCTTACAAGCTGGATACGGCCAACCTTGTCGCTGGTTCGTTTCTTCCATCCTTCACACCGATTGCCGCCGACTTGGTGAAGAAGACCGCTCAAGTGGCTATCCGTGTAGAAATCTATGAAAAGTTTACCACCGGTTCCAATACCACATTGAAAATCAAGAAAAACTCTTTGGTTTATGTGGGTATGCATCTGGGTAATGGTTCTCATGGGGCTACCATCAACAGTATTGACAAATCAAACAAAGATTTCGATAAGTTGACGCTGTCTGCCGACTTTGGCGAAACATTGGAAGCTGGTATTGTACTCTATGAAGCTACAGCGGTAAGCGGCACAACTCCGAAAGTCATTGCTAACTCAGCCTTGTACGGAAGAGTACAAGTAGAAGAAGGAATTGTATTAGTTGCTCTTTTGATGCGAGCATTCGAGATTGAGCCTACCAAATTGGTTATGCCTTTCTCTGACATTGACAAGGCCAACATGCCGCATTTCCAGTTCAACGCTCCTGACGTTACTCAAAGTGGAAAGGCTGTAGTTGCCAAAGCGTCTTCCAGTCAAGATGGCTTGATGAGTAAAGAAGACAAAGCTAAATTGGATGGTATCGCATCCCAAGCCAACAAATTCACTTTGTCTGCAGCAACATCTTCTGCTCTCGGAGGTGTAAAGCAGGGTGTTAAAGTGGATGATGCTACTGGGCAGGAAGATGCACATACAAAATTGAATGCCCTTCTGGCATCTTTGAGAACAGCAGGTGTAATTGCAAGCAAATAAAGAAAGGAGGTAAAACATGATGCTAACTATTCATACTCTGTTTAATGACCCCAATATCGTAAACGCCGTTATCCAGCGCGTCCTTCAGACTCGTAAGGATACAATCTACTGGCAGCAGTATCTTGATTTCCGTAGAACGACTACCCGTGTATTCAAGGACTACATCGGTCAGGTTACTGGAGTGATGGCCGGTTCTATTAACTCTCGTTATGGTGAAAAACCTATCCGTGAACGTAGAAACATTGGTTCAGGATACGGTGAAATCGCTTATCTTGGCGATGCTTACCAGATTTCCATTGACCGCCTGTCCGAACTTCAGGACTTGATTGACAAGTTTAACGCAGCTAAACCTGCTGACCAGGTAGCAGCCATGCAGGAAATCGTGAATTTCATCTATGACGATTACCGCCAGGTACTTTTGGCAGCTCACAAGCGCATGGATATTATCGTAGGTTCACTTCTGATGACCGGAGAAGCAACAGTCAAGAACAAAGACGACAATGCCGGAGGCGTTGACCTTCTCGACATTGAATTGCCGTTCAAGTTCATCAAGCCTGATACTGGTGCGAAGACGAACTTCATCACCTATTTGCAGCAGCAGATTAATGCACTGAAAGCTGATTATGGAAACTTCCAGAAGATGATTATGTCCCGAGGAACTTTCGTGAAGAATATCATCGGGTCGGCTGAGTTTGGTGACAAGTTCAAAATGCAGCTTACAGGAAATGAAATGTACCTTTCAACCGGTTTGATTACATCTCAACTGGCTTCCCAAGTATTCACTGGCATCGGGCTTCCGGCCATTGAAATCAAGGAAGATTACGTAAAAGACCAGACCGGAAAGAACGTGCAGATTTACGCCGACGACCGTATCACCTTGCTTCCGCAGGATAAGGTTGGTTACATGCGCTTCCACACTCCGTACGAAGCAGTGGATGGCGTACCGGGACGTAACTATACCCAAGCCGACGGTGATATGCTTATTTCCGGTTACAAGGACAAGAACGGTCGTTATTTGGAATACACTGCAGAGTGGATTCCGCAGATTACGAACCCGAACCTGATTGTGAATTTCGATTTGTCAACCATGAACTCATGACAGTAAACGACTACATATCACAGAAGTTTCAGACCTTCGGCATCAACTTGTCGGAGGCTGACCTTTTGGAGATAAGTTTGTCTTCAGAAGTAAGCGGAGAGGATGAGATGGGCCCGTCAAACATCGGACTTGTTTCGGTGTCTATGGCGAAGTTCATCCCCTCTCTATTACTCCGTGCCACTTCCATCAGCGAGAACGGTTTCTCTATGTCCTGGGATACAAAAGGCGTAAAGGAATACTATTCTTTCTTGTGCAAGAAGTATGGTCTTGAAGACACGCTGTCAGATAAACCTAAAGTCAGATTCCTATGATATTTGCTCCACATACATTACAGGTTAAGGTCTTTACTCCGATGGAAACAGACGAGTTCGGCCGGCCCATTCCCGGAACCGGTGGAGAAAGCTGGCAGGACGTATGTAAGTGCCGGTGCGACGATAACTCAACCAAGGAGTTTACTTCGGAGAATGGCAAGGTGTACCGACCGAACTATCACGTAGTCTGTGAGAAGAAAACCTCACTGAAGGCTGGTGATGAGGTCAGATGTATGGATGGCGATAATATCCGTGGAACTGGCAAGGTTTACATGGTGAAGAATACAAACTATTTTGGTTACTCAGAGATATGGCTGTAAAATTTGATTTTTCGGACGTGGATAGCTTTTTCGAACAAGGCTATGCCGAGGTAAAAGCTGTTGAGGGTAAAGTCGGCAAGGAAGCTGTCGACTACGCTGTAAAGAACGGCAATTATCAGAATCAGACTGGCACACTCCGTAAGTCAAACAAGTATTCAGTTCAGGATGACGGTTTGGAGTTAAGGAATGAAGCCGAATACGCTTCTTTCGTGGAATCCAAAGGCTATGAAGTATTGACTGGTGCAGCCCTATTTGCTGAGAAACGATTGAAGGAGGAAATAAAATGATAGTAACTACCGACATTGCGAACATACTTTACCGTGACTGCCAGTCTTTCGGAATTGACATCGTTCCTCACGGAAAGAAGCTGACAGGCGAATTGAAGTCCGAAAGGATTGTCATTCACTCTAAGAAACAGCAGCCGGGAACGTACTGGAAGAAATCCTTCGTTGAGGTGAATCTTTGCGTTCCTGACTTAAAAGAAGGTGAAGCCAACACCATCCGGCTGAATGAACTGGAGAAGCAGGCGCAAAGTCTGTTTGACGGCGTAACCGGACGCTATGATGATACCACCTATCATTATTCTATCGAGTCAATCGGAACTGAGGAGGACACATCCTTAAAGTGTCACTATGTGAATGTAAGAATTTTGTTTGAAGTTTTAAATGTGAAATAATATGGCAGAATCAAAGAAAATCACAGCTGTAAATATCAAGAAACTTTGGTATGGCGAAACAAGTGCTATTTCTGCAGATGTTACGGGCCAGACCTTGCACACTCTTTTGCAAGGAGAAACACTGAAAGAAGTATCCAATATCCATCAGGATACGTGGACTTTTGAGGAAGCAGAGGCCAGCCGAACCAACTATAAGAACCAGCTTACTAATCAGACCTATCGCAGTGAAAAGGAAATGGGAGATGTCTCTGTGAACTTTACTATCGGTGAGTATGACTATCCGACAAAGAAGGATCTTATGGGTGGAGATGTCATCAATACCGACAAAGGTTGGAAGCGTACAAGGGGTAAGGTAAATATCGAGAAATGTATTGTGTTCATGACTGAAGATGACCAGTATTGCGTGATTCCCCGTGCTGACATAGGTGCCCGTGAATCAACAACGGATAAAGCCATCGGTATTCCTGTAAGTGCGGTTGAACTGGAACCTAAAGACACTGCTATTTCCCCTGAATACTGGTTCGATGCAGAAGAGGTGAAAGAAGCATGAACTGATGTAAAGGTCGTGGTAACGCCTTCTGATGCTACAGTCAAGCTGGACGGGCAAACGGTAAAGACCAAGAGGGTGAAATCTGGGACATCCGTTTCCTATGAGGTATCAAAAGTAGGCTACACCACCCAGTCTGGAAGCATATCTACTTCCATGTCTGATGCTTTCAAGAGCGTAGAGAAACAAATCACTCTTGTTCAAGAAAGCGGAGATTAGTTTTCAGGATTATTTACCGGGTGGGGCTTGTAGCTTCACCCTTTTTCTTTTAGTTATGAATCAAGGTGCAAAAATCATATCGGAAGCCATTACAGGTTTTGACTTCAAAACGGTTATGGTAGGTGGCAGAGCTTATACAGTTTTTCCTCCAACCATTCATAGGTTAGCCGGAGCCATATCTCATTTGTCGGGTGTAGAAGAAGCGGAAAGCCTGAAAGACGTGCTATTCTCGTTGGGTGAAAGCGAAGCATACAGTAAGGCTCTTTCTTGGCTGATAAGGGGTGATGAAAGCCTCAGTGAAGAACTTTCCAAAGGAACATACAAGGAAAATGTGGACGCTTTGGATGAAGCTCTTTCTATGATTGATTCAAAGGTTTTTCTGAAAGCTGTCAGCTTGGCGAGGAACGTAAGTCTGCTGGCAGCAAAACCGAAACCGTAGGAAATGACACCCTATTGGGGCAGATAGCATCGTTCATGGAAAATCTGCATCTGACCTATAAAGAAGTGGTTTACGAGATACCGTACAGAAATTTAGTATTAATGCAGCGTGATAAGCTCCATACCGTTACCGGAACGAAAGTTACGAAGGTGAAGGGTAAGGATATGGCTTCACGCAGAAGAAGAAATAAGAAATAAAATGGCTACACTATACTTTAAAGTCAGTTCAGACTATCAGGAAGTTATCCGTCTGAGGCAGGAATGCGAGAAGCTGGAAGCTCAGTTGAAGAAGATGGATGTAACCAAATACCCTACAGCTGCAAAGGCTTTAGAAACGCAACTGGCATCTACCCGTCAGCAGATGATGGGACTGGTAACTGAGGCGGCTAAGACAGGCGCTGTAATGGAGAAAGATTTTAAGTCCAATATTTACAATGCCTCACAATCTGTAAATGATTTTACTCAAAAAATTATTGACCAGAAAAGAGTCGTCAAAGACGTAGAACATGATGTTAAGCGGTTGGGCGATGCTTATAAAACAGCTTTAAAAAGAAATCCGACGGGAGCTGCAGGCTTATTATCAGAATACCAATCTGCAAAGAAGACTCTCGATGAAGAAAAAGCTACTTTATTTGGTTTGACTCAGCAGCAGGCTGAAGCCCGTCTTTCTGTAAAGAGACTGAAAGATGAATATGCAGCTTTTAAGGAAGAAGCCGGCGAAACGGTCGAAGCAAATGAAAAGATGTCCGTTTCCTTAACCAAAGTACTTGGTATAATAGGTGGAGTAACTGCCTTGAAAAACTTTGTTACAGAACTTGTTAATGTACGAGGACAATTCCAGCAGCTTGAAATTGCTTTTTCAACCATGCTGAAAAGTAAGGAAAAAGCAGATAAACTGATGTCAGAGCTGGTGGATATTGCCGCAAAGACACCCTTCGACCTTCAAGGGGTGGCATCATCTGCCAAGCAAATGATTGCTTACGGCTCGTCAGCTGAGAATGTGGGTGATGAACTTGTCATGCTTGGTAATGTAGCCGCCGGTGTTGGCTCCCAGCTTAGTGAAATAGCCTATCTCTATGGCACATTAAGGACACAAGGGAGAGCCTATGCTGTCGATATTCGTCAGTTTGCAGGACGTGGTATTCCCATCTACGAGGAACTGGCAAAAGTGCTTGGTGTGACAAAAGATGAAGTTTCCGGTTTAGTAAAGGAAGGCAAGGTAGGATTTAAAGAAGTAGAACAGGCCTTCAAAAATATGACTAGTGAATCAGGAATCTATTATAACCTGATGCAAGAACAGTCTAAGTCTCTTACAGGTCAGTTGAGTAACCTTGGAGATGCTTGGGATACAATGTTGAATGAGATTGGAAAAGATACTCAGGGAATTGCTTCTGCAGGTATTTCAGGATTGAAAGGTCTTATTGAGAACTATGAAACTGTTGGTAAGATTTTGATAGGACTGATTGCTACATACGGGACATATAAAACCGCTCTTATTGTAGTGCGAATAGCTCAGGATACATTAACGGCCAGAATGGAACTTGCAATCTTGGTTACCAAAGCTCAAATGATAGCACAAAAGGCTTTGAATACGGTTATGAAAGCTAACCCGTATGTACTGGCAGCTACGGTTCTTGCCGGGCTTGTTGCTACAATGTGGGCCTTTCATGACAGCACAACCGCATCGGAAAAGGCACAGCAAAAATTCAATGAAGAACAAAAGAATTTTGCGAATCAGGAAGAGGAACGCAAGAAAAAAATAGAAGAGCTGATACGCGTTATCCAAGATGAGACAGAAACCGAGTTTTCAAAGATAAAGGCCTATGAGGAACTACAAAGGTATTCTCCTGCACTTTCTTCTGCTTATACCCGTGAACAACTGGCTGTACTCAATCTTGCAGAAGCAAATAAAGAACTGAATAAGGAACGAGACAAGAACAGTTATGAAAACATACTAAAGAATATTCAACAATGGGAGGAGAAAATAAAATCATTAAATGCTTCTTTAAAAAATGCGGGACAAGGTGCCCCATTAATCGCTTCACAAATAGAATCAGCAAAAGCAAATCTTAACAAGTGGAAATCAGCCTTGAGCGAATATAATCGACTGAAAAAGGAAACAGAGGAAAACTCGAAACCTGTTGAAGTCAAGCTGATGGAAGCAAGAAGTAATCGTGAGCAGATTATACGCGAATACAATATAGCAAGACAAATATTGCAGGAAGAGCAAGAAAAAATTAAGAATTTTCCTTTTGCAACAATTCCTATTGACGTTCAAATACGGTTCAATAATGCGCAAGCAGCGTTAAAAGGGATTGACGGCACCATATCTGGCCTGGAATCGCAAAGAGAAGCATCGGAAAAGACGTATCAGCAAGCATATAAAGAAGCAAAAGCTGTTTACGAAGCAAAATTAAAGGCCGTAGAGGATGCTAAAAAAGGCACTGAATCTGCTTATAAGAAAGCTGTAGAAGAGTTGGAAGCAGCAGAAAAATCATATAAATCGCTCGGTGGTGTAACAGGAGACACTCTGGCCAAACAAGAGAATAATGCGAAGAAAGATGCCGAGCGACAAAAGAAAGAGCAGCAACAGGTTGCAGAAGAACTCCTTCAGCTTCGCAGAACAAATCAGCAGGAAGAAATCAACCTGATGGAAGAAGGTTCTGAAAAGAAGCGCAGACAGATTGAGCTGGATTACCAGCGAGAAATCGATGAAATTAGGAAACAGCGCAAAAAATGGGAAGATGCGCAAGGAGGAAAGCTTACGTCTGAACAGCGGGAAGTATTAGGAAGTCGTGCGTCTAATGCCATGACGTCGCGTGAAAAAGGTCTGGCCGAAATTACAGAAACTGAAAATCAAGCTGCAATCGAGGCCAACGAACGTTACCTGAAAAGCTACGGTACGTTCATGCAGAAACGTGATGCAATCATAGCCGAGTACACCCGTAAAATCTCGGAAGCCACTACCCAGGGAGACAAGGACATACTCCAGAAAGAAATGGATAAGGCACTCTCCTCCCTTGATCTTGAGAAGCTGAAACAGGGAATCAACTGGGAACTTATCTTCGGTGACTTGGACAAGGTATCCAAAAAGTCCCTGAACAAGGTAAAGCAGCAGCTTAGGGACTTCAAGAACTCCGAAGAATACAAGAATATGGCTGTTGACCAGAAGAAGGTCATTGACGAGGCTTTAAGCAACATCCAGTCAACCCTTATCGACAAAGGAGGATTGCTGGCCGACCTACCCAAACAGTTAAGCGAATTAGCCAAGGCACAGGAAGAACTGTCACAAGCTCAGGAGGAATACAACGAAGCCATGAGAAGCGGAACAGATGAGCAGAAGGAAGCGGCCACGAAGAAACTGAATGATGCCCAAAAAAGACAGCAGAACGCTCAGGTCAATGTACAAAAGTCGACAGATAAAACGACAAGCAACCTTGTCACATTGTCGAACGTCATTACCCAGCTTGGTTCAAATTCTGAAATTTCACTCTCTCAGGTCGGTGATTTGGCCGGAAATATAGTAGACATATTTGCAGAAGAGAGCGAGAAACTTGGAGGTATAATTGGAGCTGCATTTTCTCTTTTAGATGCTATCGGGACACAGGGGCTGGATGGTTTCGTAGGTAACATATTCAGTAGTGTCTTTAAGTCTGTAGGTGGAATATGGGATACTTTGACTTTCGGCGGATTCAGCAAACTTTTCGGTATTGGAGGAAACGAAAAAGAGGTGCAGGATACCATCAACAGACTCACGGACAGAAACGAAAAGTTGCAGTCTGCCATCGAATCCCTTACGGAAGAAATGAAGTCCAGCAAGGGAAGCGAGAAATCCGTAGCAGAGTACAATAAAGCCATCAAGTATCAGGAGGAATACAACAAGAATGTCCTTGCAAAAGCGCAGGCAAATGCTGGCTATCACAGTAAGCATCATAGCTGGGCCTATTACATGGGCTGGTCGGAAAGTGACATACAATGGATTCGAGAAAATGTCATGGCAGAATTCACAGGTACAGATTCCTTGTGGCAGATGTCGCCGGAGCAGATGGACTTATTACGTCAGAATGTAGACTTGTGGCAGAAAATGGCCGATTCAGGAAAAGGAGGCTATGGAAATGCTGTCGTTGATGCACTAGATGAATATGCAGATCTGGCCGGAAACCTCGAAGGACTGAAAGAGGGACTTTTCGAACAGCTTACCGGAATAAGTTTTGATTCCATGTATGACAGTTTCATAGATACTCTCATGGATATGGATGCCTCGGCGGAAGATTTTGCGGATAACCTATCCGAATACTTTATGCGTGCCATGCTTTCAGATAAAATCGGTAACATGTACAGCCAGAAGCTGGAAGACTGGTGGAACAGATTCGGTGAAAGTATGAAGGACGGAAACCTGAGTGAGAGTGAACGTAATTCACTCCAAAACGAATATATGGGGTACGTGAATGAAGCATTGAAACTACGGGATGAACTTGCCGCAGCTACCGGATACGACAAGGCTGGCAGCAGTTCCAAGCAGTCGGCCTCCAGCCGCGGATTCGGTACAGAAATGACGCACGAGGATGCCGGGGAACTGAGTGGGCGGTTTACAGCCGTGTATGAGTCCAATCTTCGTATTGAGACGGCAGAACAGCAGCAAACGGTAGCTATTACCGAACTGCGAGGTTCCATCGGCTCCCTGACATCACAAGTGACCGGTCTGTACAACATTGCCGACGAGACACGTACTATCCTGGCCAATTCCTATTTGGAGTTACAGCAAATCAGAGAGAACACAGGCGAAATTGTCAAACCTATCAAACAGATGCAGGCCGACATTGCCGAAGTGAAACGTAATACAGCAAGACTATGACAGGAGATTTATTTATTAACGGGAAGGATGCCTGGAGCACATGGGGTGTCCGCATGGGCGACGGTTTTCTCGATGCTATCGACGGATTCAATCAGATGAAAGACTACATCGAAGATGAGAGCCGTCTGGAGCATGGGAAGCGAATGATAACCGACAATGCAAAAGTAGCATCGCGTGAAATCACTCTCCAGTTCACCATAGAAGGAAACTCAGAAGGCGACTATCGGACAAAGAAGAAATCTTTTCAGTCAGAACTGGAGAAAGGAACCGTAAACATCAAAATCCCAACTCTTGGAAACGAAGTCTACAAGCTGGTTTACCTGGGTAAGAGCATTTCTTACGGGTTGAGTATTGACAGGTGTTTCGGTAAGGTTTCAAGTAAGTTTTGCGAACCGAATCCAATGGATAGAAGCGAATAACGAACATTTCCTTTATTGTTTCAAATGGAAGTCCAGATTTTTAGGGCTTCCATTTTCTATTTATGAACTTTGGGGATATGATTGAAATTAAGGACATATCCGGAAAGACAAGATTCTCCACCCCTATCAACAAAGGGGCGAAGGGAAAGTTTACACTGATGAAAGAGGACTACATCGTTCTCCCATTCTCCGTGCCTGAACCGATATATTTTAAACTTGGAGACTATGTAGACCTTTCTGGGGTTCTGGATGATTCACTGGGCGGCTTACTTTCAAAAGTATATGAGGTAACAGACCTGCAGAAACCTTCTTTCAATGCTTCTACCGGTGGATATGATTATGAGCTGAAACTGGATGCTTACTACTGGAAGTGGAAAAACAAAATTTTCAAATACACTCCTGAACATGCTGGATATGAAGCGTCATGGTCTCTCACCGCAGCCCTTGATGTACAGCTTGGTGTGTTCTTACGTAACCTGAAAGCTTTGGGATATACCTATAAGGGAAAAGAATTCGTATTTGAAATAGATTCAACAGTAGAGAATAAGGCAGTTGCAATGACGTATGACAATATGAACCTGCTGGATGCCTTATTCTCAATGGCGGGTGAGGATAAGTGGAACTGTGATTGCTGGATAACGGACAACGTAATTCATTTTGGGCGAAACGAATTCGGTGATGCCGTCAAAATCGAGTTAGGGGTTGAAGCGTCTGCCATGACTCGCAGTGAGAGCAAAGGCACTTATGCCACCCGCATTTATGCATTCGGATCTACAAGAAACATACCTGAGAACTACCGTTCCATTGAAGAGCAGACGGTAGTAAACGGAGTTGTGCAAAGACGACTTATGCTTCCCGCTGGTACACCATACATAGATGTGTATCCTGACATGAGCCAGGAAGAAGCAATTGAAGACATCGTGGTATTTGACGAGGTATATCCCCGACTTGAAAGTACGATGTCAAGTGTATCTACGAGGACGGAAACCGTTACAAATGAAGACGGAGGTCAGGAAACCGTGACTTACTATCGCTATCGTGATACTGGCCTGAATTTCTCCAAGGACTACATACTTCCGGGACAAGAGCTGACAATTATCTTTCAGTCCGGCAAAATGAATGGATTGGAGTTCGGTGTTATTTTTGACCCGGACAACAACGGAAGCCAGCTTTGGGAAATTGTCCGCAGCGAAGACTACGGACGTCCATTGCCGGATGATACCATATATCCTGAAAATGATGACAAGTATATCCTTTCCGGTTTTGATCCAAAGTTTGTTTCTGTACAAATGATTCCGGACGCGGAGCAGGAACTGAAAGAGAAGGCACAGAAGATAGCAGACCAGCGAAAAAAGGACGATGGTACATACTACACTACCCTCCGGTCAGAATGGGTTAATGAAGACAAGCTGAAACGCTTTTTCGAGTTCGGGCAAAAGATAAACCTGGTCAATAAAGCCTTTTTTGAGAATGGCCGTGAAAGCCGTGTTCTCGGATGGGAGTTTAACCTTGACATTCCATGGGATTCTCCGGTATATACTATTGGGGAAAGTATGCCCTACTCTCGCCTTAATGATGTGGAAGAGAAACTGGAGTCGATTACGTATAAAGGGCATACTTATGTTGGAGGCGGAGGAAGTAGCATATATGTGATTAAGACCAATGATTCTACTGCCCCATCGGACAGTAACGTATTTTCGGCAAAGCGGTCACTTGCAACATTATTGAGAAAGGACAAGGAAGACCAGACAAACTATCTCATTAAGCTTCTTGGCGGTATCATATCTCCTTTCCTGGAATCAATTGACTTCGTGACCGGTATGATGGGTGCTGGTATGTCATTCTCTTCAGAAAAGGGCGGCGAGTCTGTCGGATGGATTGACAAACTGTACGTGCGCAAGAAAGCCATCTTCCAGTTACTTTCAATAATGGAGACCGAGCTGGCCGGAGCTTCCTTCATGTTCAACGCCAGCGGGGCCAGAGCAACGATTACTAAGGTCGAGTTTATAGAAAAAAAGGGAATTCGTTTCAAGGATGGTAAAGGAGTCAAGTTCTCAGACGGGAAAAGAGGTTACTCATCTCCTGGAACTTATGGTTCTGTTTATCGCTGTTACTTCCTTGCAGATGATGGTGAGAAAGCCATAGAAAATCGTTTTAAGCCAGGGAATTTAGTACGCTCACAGTCCTTTAATATTAAGGAAGGCGCGTATGACGGCGTATCCAATCACTATTGGTGGCGTCTGGTGGAAAATGTTGGTGATAACTGGATAGAGGTATCCGTGAATCATTGTGACGAAGGCAGCGACATACCGGCAGTTGGAGATGTGATGGTACAACTTGGAGACGTATCGGATACGGATTTTCAGGCTGCAATCGTGTTGTCTGCATACGGAGACGGTGCGCCTTCTCTTACCTTCTATCAGGGGATAAGTTCTTACTCCCTCTCCGGGAAAGATATAGTTTCAATCGGATATGATCGTCTAACTAAAGAAGGATACTTTAATGTTTATGGAAAGACATATATCGGTAATAGGGACAAGACAAATTATATCAGACTTGCTTCTGGAGAAATAGAGGTACGTGCAGCAAGAATATTGTTGTCAAATGGTGAAAGCGTTGTAGATGTAGCAGAGAAAAATATCTCAATTAAACTTGGTGCTACGGGTATTGACATCGAAAAAAATGAGATTGTTATTTTTTCAGATAAGTTTAAAATTAAAAGTTCTGAAGGGAAAGGAATAGCCGTGTTTACGGTTAAAAATGGGAAACCACTTCTTCTTACAGAGTGCATAGATATAAACTCGTTAAAAGTGAAACATCTGGATGGTGCAGACGGTACATTTTCGGGTGAACTGAAAGCCGCTAAAGGTACTTTTTCCGGAACAATATCTGCCGATGGTGCTAAGATTGGAGGTTTCACTATAGACAACGGTTCCTTGAATTGGAAGGGAAGGGATTTTTTCGGCAATGATAGCAGGAGTATACGGATTGGTGTTCCTACGGATGATAACAGTGGTATGATTGACATAAATTTCAATGGTGCGACTGACGGGAAATTTGGGGTTAAAATAATTGGAAGCAATGACGGTGGAGCATGTATCTATGCTTCAAGGAACGGTACTAGCAAGCCACATAGTTCTAATACTTATGCCGGATATTTTGACGGAGGAGTACATGTGAACGGAAATCTTTATACCAATACGATATTGTCTAATGAGTTTGGTACCGGATGGTCATTGCAAGCCGATGGCTCATATACATACAAAAAAGGAGTAACGAGAACAATATCATGGACTATACAGAATGGCTCGATACCTTCAACGTATAAACTGGTTTTTGAAAATGGAATTTTAGTCGATTAATCATGAAAATAGATTTTAAGAAATTTAAGAAGTACACGAAGATAGATAAATCTGAATTCGTGGAGATTGATGTCAGAGAAATGTTTGCAGATAACATTTTCAATGTGACAGGAGTTGGTATTGCTGATTTAAAATTGGCTGAGAAAATTTTTTCCAGCGATGACGATACCGAATTTTCAGATGATGAAGTTAACAGGGTAAGACATCATGCAGCGTCGCTTCTTCCATGGTTTCTTGCTGGGCTTAATGATGCAATGAGATAATTATAATATACAATGTTGGTAATATCATTAATAACTATATAAAAACAATTATGGCAGCAGAAGAAGATTTTGTATTAAGCTTTACAGGTGAAGAAACTGACAATCTATTGAAGCATACAGAAAGTATGAAGAATCAGACAACGGCAGATGACGGTGAAACGGTACAAGTGTACGATACAAACGGCGTTCCGCATAAGGTGTCGAAAACGGAGCTACTGAAGAAGTCTACACTGGCTCTTCCTGCTTTGGAAGACATATCCGCTTTTGTGGCTGTAAACTCAGCCGGAAATGCCGTCGGATTGATGACAAAAGAACAGGTTGCGTCAGTTCTGGCGGAACTTATTGGAACGGCTACTTTAAAAAATGATGGATTAATGTCAAAATCAGGTTTCCTGAGTGCCATTGGATTAAATTTGGAAGGTGATGCCAATACCGTAAATAACGGAGTTTATAAATTTGACTCACAACAGGACAATATGCCCGTGAATTATGGCATATTAGTGGCATTTTCTTGTGACGGATGGATTCGTATGCAATTATGTGCAGGTGGAGATAATGGATTAGCATATATAAGAATGCATTATAATAGTTGGACATCATGGAAACAACTATAATATTAATTTCCGAAGAGAATACTTCAGCTCGATAGAAGAAACATTCCCAGCCTTGTATGTAATCTTATATTTGTCAGTTCCGGTTCTGGATACCTCTATCGTAACGTTGCTCGTGTAGCTATATTCAGACAGCTTAGTTACACCAGCAGCATATATAGAGGCCCATGCCAATATATACGTGGCTAAATACTCCGTATTACTAGCACTAGCACGAATTGAAAGTAAATATATACTTGCCGTGTTAGTTTCTCTTATTTCAACGGATTCCCCAACTTGAAGTATTGTTGTTACCGTGCTATTAATTCCAATAAGTTCCTCCAGGCAGATTTAGCACTGGCGGGACTAACTGTTAGAAAGATGGAGTTAGGCTGGCTGACAGGATATACAAAATTAACGGATTATGCAGACTTTGGTACAATGCTTATATATATTACTGGTGATAATAGGCAATCATTAATAATGCTTTGCGATATTCAAAGAGTGATAATGTTACATAATGAACATAGAGATGATGAATTAGCTGTATACAGGAAAGAGGATGGAGGATATTATCTATATACAGCTAGTTATAACTTATATGCATATATTATTAGCTCTTCGTTTACTCTATCTATTGTTAAAGGACAAGATGGCAACGGGCTTATTAAAATCAATAGGGCCTAATATTATAATCGAGTCCATTTAAACTATGATTAAAATTCTCTCCACTCTCCCCATGAATTACCACCATTAGAAGACATACGGGTAAACCGTTTATTGTCATATATGGACATTGCTATTTGCGTGTGATATTCACCTTGACTGAAATATAATAAATTCCCATAAGTGAATAAATCGAAGTTAATAGTTCCTAGAGATATATTAATCATATATACCCTATTATTCAAACAATTATCCGGATTTATGACAATACCACCATCCCTGAACCAAGTATTGTTAATCCCAATAAGTCCCGCCAGGCAGATTTAGCACTGGCGGAACTTATTGGAACGGCTACTTTAAAAAATGATGGATTAATGTCAAAAT